GCTCAAATTATCTATTCATTTACCTATTCATTTATTTATTCATAAAACAAACAAATTTACATGCTAATACTTTTGTCTTTAATAAAGTTTAAAAAATTATATACAACTAAACTTGTAGTTTATATATTCAACACAAAATAAACTATTTATTTGAAATCACCAAAAATATTGTCAAATATATATTTTTCTGTAAAAGATACAACAATGCCGCCAAAGAATGCGCCCAAAAAGAACGCCGAAGCGTAGCAAAGCAAATATTCTGTGATTTGATGCATTGATATTCCTAAAAAAATAAGGGGCGTTTTAAGCCCCTAAAAACACGGTTGTGGAGAGTGCAACCGATAGTGCAATTAAGCAAATTCATTTTATTTCAAATTTTGTCATAATGCAATCCATCGTTTCCATTTTTTCCAATTGTATCAATTCTTGATTCATCCCATTCATCGGTTGAATTATTTGGATATTCATCAATACTTGGCAATGGCGGCGGAATCCAGCGTTCTTTTTTCTTTACGCCAAAAATAATGTCAAACTGTTCCTGACCTTTTTGAGAAAATGCGCGCGATATTAATTCATTGCCAGTAATGTCATTTTTTGCCGCCATTTTTTGTCCTTTCAAATGATTCTAATAATGCAATAAGAATTGAAAATGGAATTGTTAGCAAAAACACATACCATTCGCCAGTTTTTATCCAAAGGCCATACATATACATATTGGCCATTAAATCCAAAAGATTATAACGCCGGTTTAAAAAAAAATTAATCATCAATGTGTCCAATAACGATATGAGTTTCACGACCTTGCACAAATTTAATCGTGCATTGATTTATTTGTTTTTCTTTTCCAAGACAAATGGTTGAAATAAGCAATGCAACTAGCACGCCAACAAATACCGCTGATATATGTTTATCAATCATAATGTTGCACTATCATAAAGTGAAAATGTTGACCCAATGTTTACTGATGTTGTTTTTCTTTTCGGTCGTTGCCATGCGTAATCAGAACCGGCACGCCCCAAGTTTAAATAAGTTGTAATGTTTGGGTTTTTGGGGTCAACAACAATATGTTCATGTTTAGTTATTTGTTTTGGTAATTCATCAATTTTGTTTGGATGTTTTTTTCGACTAACATCATTTTCAAAATCTATGTTGGCAACCATTTCTTTTTGTTTATTAGTTGCATTAACATTTGGTGCTGGCAAATCTTTTCTTTTTGTTATGTAAGCATAAACGCCTTTACGAAGCGATAAATCATATATTTTTTTGCGGCTTAAATAGCGTTGCAAATATAACTTTTTAACATCAGCCTTAATAATAACAAATGAATCGCATATTTTTTCAGCAATTTGGCTTATATTTAAATGTTCTTTTTCAAGCAATTCTAAAATAAGCAATTTTCTTTTGTAAGCAATTAATCTATTTGTTGCGGTTGCATTCATTTTGTTTCCTTTGTTTGATTGGGGTACTTGCCGCCCCCGCAGGCGTTCCCCCAAATTTAATTAAAACGGGATTTCTTCATCAGGGATTTCATTTGATGGATGTCCAGCCCCTTTGTTTTGTGGCGCACTTCCTGCCCCATCTTTTGGCAATGGCGTTTTCATTTGAATCCAGCCATCAAAATTGATTGGCAATGATTCAATATTTAATGCAATTCCGCCGTCACGGGTATCCATTGCAACGCCGCATTTATGCCAACGCACTTTTTCAACGCCATCCTTTGTTGTATAAGTTCCAGCCTTTGCAATTAAATCATGCGTTATCGCCATTTGATTCGCCTTCCTTTTTGTCTTCAAGTTGTGATAAATATTCAATCATCATTACGGCCATGATTTGTGCTGGCGTTCCCATTTCACCTTGTTCAATTGGCGGTTCGGTATTCCATTCAACTTGCACTTGTTCCCCTTCATCCTTTAATACGATGGTCACTGATGCCATTTTTAATCCTTTTCAATTGTTCCATTAAAATATCAACTTCATTTAAAAACCCCATTACTTCTGTTTCAATGCTGGCAATATATTCATTATCACGATAAATACGCTTAACAAATAATGCCAAATCATCCCCAACATCAGGACAATAACTTACAAAATCGACCCATTGACGGTCGGGCATGCAAGCCAATTGCCATTGCATTTGTGGATAATACTTTTTAGGCGATTCGCCCATTAATACTGTGTCCAAATGATTGCTTGCAGTTGGACATTTAATTTCAATCAATCCTTCATCGCCTTGAACAATTCCATCAGGTGATGCGCCGGACATTGCAATAGTTGGATGTTGAACAAATCCAATTTCATCCACAAAAGTGGAGTATTCTGATTCGTACAACGCACGAGCAACTGGTTCAAGCAATGTTCCGCGTTCCATGTGATGATTGGTGAATGTGTCTTCCTTAATCCCAGTCAATCTTTCACAAACTAATTGAATTCGATAATTGCGGCGGGTAATGGCTTCACCTGATTTTACAGTGGCCAAAACATCGGATATTTTGCTGGCGGTTACTTTACCAAGCCGAACAGCAAACCATTCAGGCGTTCCCTGTTCAATTTTTTCCATTTTGTTCCACCCTTGCTACTTTTGTAGCAAGCAAATATTTTTCGCCCATTTGATTAATTATTTCCGCAACCTTTTTCTGATGTTGTTTAATAAATTTAACATCAGGTGATTTCATACCATACAAAGATTTGATTACAACATTTGCATCCATTATTTATCCTTTTGGAGTTTCAAATAAAGATTTCATTTGGTCGTATGCAGTTTGCACAGGTAATTGACCAGTCGTTCCGCGCACAACTTTGAATGCGGCCGCAAATGCCTTGCGTAATTCATCGGCAGATTTGGTGTCAGTTATAGTTTTGCACAAAGCCGCAATATCAACATTGTTGTTTTGAACATTATTGCTTGCACGGTCGCCATCATCATCATCAGCATATAAGCCGCAAATAGCAGACAAAGAATAACGGCGCAGATAGGTAAGTGCCGAACCAAAACCTTGCGGGTCTTGTTTAGGCAGTGGGCATGTGGCAGTGTCTTCAATCCATTCCCCTGATGTATGCAAAAGGCGCGTTGTAAGATGCAATTTGCCATCATCACTTTGCGATGGGGTTTGCAAAAACGCAATATTATTAGATAGCAATGCAGATTTAATTGCATCAATAACGGATGACAAATCAGCATAACGATTTTTTAAATGTGGATTTGTTGCATTTTCCACAGCAAAACGAATTTCAGATTGTGCCTTTGCAAATGCTGGCGCAATTTTTGTAAGTGATTCTGATGTTTTCATATTGTCTTATTCCCAGTCAAAAAATTTTGCTAATACTTCACCAAACATTAAAACAGCCAACATGGTAATAATTGCGCCCAAAGTGATAATTGTATTTTCCATGTTATTCCCCAGTAACAATATTAAGAATTTCATTTTCAATTTTTTCAATGACTGATTCGCATAAAAGTGGAATCAAATTGATTGTGTCGGTTGGTGATTCAACTGCAACCAATTCAATGTAATGAAGGGTTGGGGAATCTCCAGTGCCAAATGGGTCTTTTTCGGTGTCGTGTTTGAAATAGACATCAAGTGTGATGTCGTAAAGTTGGATTGTTTTTAATGGCATAATGTTTCCCCTAGTTTCCAGTTAAATTGTTTTTGATGTTTAACAAATCTGCTAAATTTTGCGCGTCAGATTTTTTTGTGTTGTCTAAAATATAAAAATATTCACGACCGCCATTTAATTCTAATGCAACCTGATAATTGCAATCTGAAGTATCAGGGTCAATGTCAGCGTTTTTTACAATTACAAATTTTGCGTGTGTCATTTTGTTTCCTTTCGTTTCCGTTAAAATGTGTAGTGCGTAGGAGTAATATACAGATTTTTTATACACTGTGCAAACTATTTTATACATTTAGCAAAATAAACTTATTATGTTGTTTTTATACAATAGAAGGGCAAATATGACAGAACACCAAGAACAAGTGGCCGTGATTCATTGGTTTCGGATGCAATATCCCAAATTGATTATATTTGCCATCCCCAATGGTGGCGTGCGTAACATTGTGACGGCCATAAGACTGAAAGATGAAGGCGTGTTGTCAGGTGTGTCCGATTTGTTCATTATGAAAGCCAATAAAACGCATCACGGATTATTTATTGAAATGAAAGCCAAAAAAGGCAAAGTTTCGGACACACAAAAATATTTTATTGAACAGGCAAAGGCGCAAGGGTACGCGGCCTGCGTATGTTTTGGGTTTGAGGATGCGCAAAGCGTTATAAATAATTACTTGCGTGATGTATAAGAAATGAATTAATATTATTTAGGGCTAGGTTATGCAGACCGAAAAGATGACTGTTCATCATCCTGCCCGTCTTTTAATTGAACAGACATTTTGGGATGTCAACCTTTTAGAACGAAAGGATTTATATGCACTATTATCAATTCAATATTGGCGATTATTTAAGCCATACCCGACACCTAACCCCTATGGAAGACATTTGCTATCGTAGGGCGTTGGATTATTATTATCTGCATGAAAAACCTTTAACAAACGATGTTGATAAATTATCACGCCTTTTAATGCTTTCAGATTGGCAAGATGAATTATATGAAATCCTTTGTGAGTTTTTTATATTAACTG